CGATAGGGGCATTGGCGATTTTGAACACGAACCTTAACACACTGGCAGACCGACAGGCGCACGCGGCAGAAAAGCCGAAGGATAATGCGCCAATTAACCAGCAACCGCGCCGCGCTTATCGGAAGCCCGGCGGTTTTGTTAATGGGTGGCGTTAATGGCGAATCTATTTGATACCGACAATGCACTAACATATGAACCGCATCAAATCGTTGTCGGTGATCGCGTCACTTGGCGCAAAAAGAACTTAGGTGAAGATTATCCCTCTTCAACTTACACGGTTGCTTATGTTTCAAGGGTCTCTTCTGGCGGCGGCACGCACGAATTTACAGTTGCCGGTTCAGCCGATGGCGATGATTATCTATTTACAATCACATCAGTTGTTAGCGCGGATTTTGACGTAGGTCATCACCATTGGCAGTTAGAAATCACACGCACCAGCGATAGCGAACGCATTGTTATTCAAACCGGTTCGTGGGATATTATTACCGATCTTGACAATAATGTTGATCCGCGTTCGCACGCTGAAATAATGCTGGATAAAATTGAGACTGTTTTGCAAGGCCGCGCAGACGCTGACGTTCTGTCTTACTCTATCAATGGTCGTTCACTTTCTAAAATACCAGTGACGGAACTGGTTGAATGGCGTGACTATTATCGCAGTGAAGTTGTAAAACAGCATCGCATTGATCACGTTAAAAACAAACGCGCGCACGCTGGCACGATCAAAGTGAGGTTTTGAAAATGGGACTATTTGATTTTTTCAAGCGCACTGAAGAACCGAAGAAATCGTTTAAGAAGCGTAATTATGCGGCGGCGCGTGCTGGTAGGTTGTTCGGTGATTTTCTGGATAGTGGTAACTCTGCTGATAGCGAGTTGCGATTTACACTTGAAACGATGCGAAACAGATCACGCGAATTGGTGCGTGATAACGAGTTTGCGCGTAGATATGTCAATCTAATGAAGACAAATATCGTTGGCGATAAGGGTTTTCATCTGCAAGTTAAAGCGCGGAATGAGGATGGCAAGCTGGATGCGGCTGGCAATACCATCATCGAAAACGCTTGGAAGCGTTGGGGGCGTTTAGGTGCGCCAACAGCCGATGGCCGGATGTCTTGGTATGACTGTCAGCGTTTAGCGATTGAAACGCTTGTTCGTGATGGCGAAGTATTTGTTAAAAAGCTATCCGGCACAAAATACCGTGATGGATTCGCCATTCAGTTTATCGAAGCTGATATGGTTGACGAAAAGAAAAACGAAACCTTATCTAATGGCAATCAAATCCGAATGGGGATTGAACTTGATAAAGCGCATCGGCCTGTTGCGTATTGGGTTTTAACATCGCATCCGGGCGATAGATTATATCATACAGCACAAGCGCGAAAGCATACGCGCGTGCCGGCAGATGAAATGATCCATCTGTTTATGGCTAATCGCACGCATCAAACACGCGGCGAGCCGTTTATGGTTTCAGCGATGTCAGCGTTAAAGATGTTGCACGCTTATCGTGAGGCTGAAGTTATCGCCGCACGCATACAGGCATCGAAGATGGGGTTCATCAAGACACCATCTGGCGATGACTATGTTGGCGATGGTTATGAAAATGATTTCACGCCTATCATCGATGTTGAACCGGGTTCGTTTCACCAGTTAGGTGCTGGACAGGACATTTCGTTCTTCGATCCTAACCATCCGAATACCGGATATGCGGAATTTGAAGGTGCGATGTTGCGCGGCATATCATCCGGCTTGAATGTTTCCTATGCGGCACTTTCTAACGATTTATCGTCAGTTAATTATTCATCGATCCGTCAGGGTGCGCTTGATGAGCGTGATGGCTATCGCGCGATGCAGATGTTTATGATCGAACACTTTATTGAACCGGTATTCCGCGCTTGGTTGTCTAGCGCGATGGATTTTGGCGGTATTCCGCTTCCATCGAATAAATATGACAAGTTTAGCGATAATGCGATGTTTAGAGGCCGTGGGTGGAACTGGGTTGATCCGCTTAAAGAAATAAATGCGGCAGTTGTTGGGCTAAATAATGGCATCCTGTCTATGCAGGATGTTGCGGCGAATTATGGTCGTGATGTTGAAGAAACATTTAGTCAGATTGCGCGTGATAAAGAATTAGCGGAGCAATTAGGATTATCAATGGCGTTTGAACCTTTTGGAACTAAGATGCCAGCCCCAGCGGAAGTTGATGGTGGTGATGATGGCAACGTATAAAGGCCAAGATATTAATCTAAAGCCGACCGCGACTATGGCAGAAGAGGCTCAACGCGGTCTGGATTGGCGTAAAGAACACGGACGCGGCGGCACTGAAGTAGGTGTTGCGCGTGCGCGTCAGCTAGTTAATCGTCAGGAATTATCGCCTGACACCGTGCGCCGGATGGTTAGTTATTTTGCGCGGCACGAAGTTGATAAAGAAGGCGAAGGATTTTCGCCCGATGAAGATGGATATCCGTCAGCCGGTCGCATCGCGTGGGCGTTGTGGGGCGGTGATGCTGGTAAATCTTGGGCTAATGAAAAGGATCGGGTTATGGATCGCATCGATGATGAAGAGCGTGGATGGGATGAAGAAAGACCATATCCAAACGAACACGCGGCACGCATAAACGAACCAGATCAATATGATGACTTTCGGCGTGAGGCCGATGCTGGCGGTTCTGGCATTGATTTTATCTATGGAATTGTAGATAATACGTCTGAAATACAATCTATCCGCTTCGATGCAGATCGGTACACCGAAGCGGAAGCGCGTGAGTGGCTGGATGACCACGACTTTGAACCGATCAAATTTGAACCAGCCATCGGCGAAAGAGGTGATGATATGGAAAACATCGAAGAAAATATTGTTGAAGACAATGTTGAAGAAGTCACAGAGGATGTGGCTCGCTTTGATCGTTCTGAAATGGTGCAACGCGCCATCGGTATGCAAGACACTGCGATTGATACAGAAAGCCGCACTGTTCGGGTTGGCGTATCATCCGAAGAGCCGGTTAAGCGCAGTTTTGGATTAGAAGTTATTGACCATCGCACAGAAAGTATGAACCTTGAGTTTCTTAACTCTGGTCGTGCGCCTTTGCTGATGGATCACGATATGGAACGTCAAATTGGCGTTGTGGAATCTGTTGAACTTGATGAAAACGCACGCCGTCTGCGTGCGATCGTTCGTTTCGGAAGGGGCGAACTTGCTTCAGAAGTGTTCAACGATGTTGTCGATGGTATTCGGCAAAATATCAGCGTGGGATATCGTTTAGATGGTCGCGTTGAACGTGAAGACGATCCCGATGAGTATTATCGGGTGGCTACTACACCTATGGAAATTTCTATCGTTTCAATTCCGGCAGATCAGTCAAATCTAGTCGGCGTTGGTCGGTCGAGTTCCGAACCCTTAAATGAAACCCTAGAGATCAAAGGAGTTGACGTTATGTCAGAAATCGATCTTGACGCGGTTCGGGCGGAAGCCGCCAAAGCCGCACAAAAAAATGCCAAAGAAATTATGACTTTGGCACGGAAGCACAACAAAGCATCAATGGGTGAAGAAGCCCTTGGTCGTGGTGTTTCCATTGACGAGTTCCGTGGCGAACTGTTGGAAGCTATCGGAAACGAACCGCTAGACACCCCAGCACACGTTGTTGATGCGCCTGTTAAAGAACAGCGTGCTTATTCTCTTGGCAAGATGATCCGCGCACAAGTCACTGGTGACTGGCGTGATGCTGGCCTTGAGCGTGAAATGCACGATGAAATCGTTAAGCGCACCGGCAAAGAAGCACGCGGATTTTACATCCCAGACTTCGCTTTCCGTTCTGGCGTGATGACAACTGCCGCAACTGGCGCAGTAGGCACGGAAAATGTCACCGACAATTTCGTTCCAACTGTACAGCGTGGCGATATGTTCATTGAGGCATTACGCGCAAAGCAAGTAATGGCTAACTTGGGTGTTACTTACATCGGTGGCCTTACTAACCGCATCCGTATGCCAAAAATTGCAACCGGCGCGGCGGCTGGCTTCGTTGAAGAGGCTGGCGATGTTAGCGATCAGTCCCCAACTGATGCTGGCGTAACGCTTCAGCCACGCACACTTGGCGCAAAAGCCGCAATCTCTCGCTTGCTTGCTCTTGAGAGCGTTCCAGCAATCGAACAGGTTGTGCAAGACGATCTTCTGCGTTCCATCGCTGACAAGATCGAATACTATGCGATCCAAGGTTCTGGCTCTTCAGGTCAGCCAACAGGCATCTTGAACGATGGCAACGTTGGTAATGTTGACATTTCTGCCGGTACTGATGTTGCGGCTCTGACTTGGGCTGACATCACCGATCTGGTTAAGACTGTTGAAGACGCTAACGGCGTTATCAATCAGGCCGCACTTGGCTGGTTGTCAAATCCAAAGGTCAAAGCGAAGATGGCAAACACTGTTAAGGTTTCATCCACAGACAGCGTTATGCTTCTCAATGATCCTTGGAACAGCATCTATGGCTATCGTGCAGAGTTCACAAGCAACGTCCCATCAAACCTAAATCCGGGCGATGGTGGCACTGACGCTTCTGCACTGATCTTCGGTGACTTCTCACAACTAATGGTCGGCCTCTTCGGTTCACCATCAGTTATGGTTGATCCATATTCAGAGGGTGACAGCGGCAACGTTGTTATCCGCGTGATGCAAGAAGTTGATGTTGCTCTTCGTAACGCCGCTTCATTCGCTATCACCGATGAGGTATCAACTGCGTAATTTAACTGGTGGGCGGCTTCGGTCGCCCACCATTCCCACAGGGGGCTATGATGAAAATTAAGATTTTGGAAAAATGTTACACTGGGGATCGCGGCAATATGTTTGCTGGCGAAGAACACGATTTGCACGAAAACATTGCAAACAAGCTAATTACTCGCGGTCTTGCGGAAGCGGTTACAGAAAAGAAATATGGTCGTCCTAAGAAGAAGCTGGAAGACCGTTCTTTTGATGTTGCTGATATTGAAACGCCAGAGGATGACTAATGGCTGTTGAAAGCGCAGATGACCGTGCCATCTTCGTCAATGTCGATGACTTCGGTGTTGCGGCGACTTATACACCATCTGGCGGTGCTTCTAGCACTGTTAATGGCATTTTCGATAATGACTTTATCGAGGTTGATGCTGGTGGTGGTGTTGGTGTTGCGCTTCAGCAACCGCGCTTTCATTGCCGCACGGCGGATGTTTCTAGCGCGTCTGAAGGCGATGCGTTAGTTGTTAGCGGTGTTAATTACACGATCCGCATCGTACAAGACGATGGCACTGGGATGACGATGCTGGTACTGGAAAAGAACTAATGGCACACGTTCGCAAGCAAATCAGGGATGCGATAGTTACGGCGGTCACTGGGTTATCGACCACCGGTTCTAATGTGTTTCGCAATCGCGTCTATCCGATTGAACAGGCGAACTTGCCCGGCTTATGTATTTTTACTAGAAATGAAGCCGTTGTTTTTGATACAATAACACTGGCGAGATCAATCGCTAGGAACTTGGAAATTATGATTGAAGCGTATGTTGTCGGGACTGCGAATTACGACAACACGCTTGACCAGATTGCCGTTGAAGTTGAAGAGGCTTTAGCGGCAGACGTAACTTTAAGTGGTCTTGCGAAGGACGTTATGGTTACGGCTTTTGAGGCGGATTTTAGCGGTGATGGTGAACAGCCTGTCGCTATTGGTCGCTTCACGGTGATGGTTGAATACCGAACCAAAGAAAATGACGTTGAAACTGCCAGCTAACAGGAGTTGAAAAATGGCAACATTCAAAGGAAACGATGGAGTCGTTAAGATCGGCTCTGATGCAATGGCTGAAGTTATCAGCTTCACCGTTGACCAAACTGCGGAAGTGGTAGAGGATACGAGTATGGGTGACCAAGCGAAATCCTACAAACCTTCTTTCACCGATGCAACTGCAACGATTGAAACCTATTTTGATGATACCGACACAGCGCAACTGGCTTGCACTGCCGGTTCTTCTGTGACGGTCAATCTTCAGATGGAAGGTGATACCACAGGCGATCATCGTTTGACCGGCTCTGGCATCGTCACAGGCCGTTCTATCGGTGTTTCTCACGATGGCATCGTGACTGCAACTTATAGCGTGCAGATTAGCGGTGGCCTGACTGAAGACACAGTATCATAAGGAGATTTCTAAATGTCACTGGGGAAAGAAATCTTAGATCGCGTCAACAATAGACGGCAACGGAATGTTATCGAAGTTCCGGAATGGGGTGAAGATGATGCTCCGTTGCTAGTCTATGTTTCACCGCTTACCATCGGTGATATCGATAAATTACAGCGCAAGCACAAGAACTTTCTTGTCGATATGCAAGTTTCTGGTATGGTTGATATGATCATTATGAAGGCCGAAAACAAAGATGGCGATAAGTTGTTCACGCTCGAAGATAAAGTGTATCTGATGAAAATGGACTTGACCGCCATAGCCAATATCGCCGGAAAGATGATGAACAGCATCGATGGGATAGAGGCGCACGAAAAAAACTAACTAGCGATCACTTGCGATTTAATGTTCTTCAGCTATGTGATCGCTTACACAAGACGCAACCGGAAATAGAAGAATTGACGGTTGATGAATTGAATGAGTGGTTCGCTTATTTTAGGATAAAAGAAGATGGCAGATCAAAACCTCAAAATCAGAATCCAAGCCATCGACACCACACAAAGAATATTCAAGGCGGTCGCTAGCCGCCTTAATTCACTTCGCAAGACTGTCTTTAGCTTCCGCACCGCGCTAATCTCTTTAGCCGGTGCTGGTGGCTTTGGTTTTCTCATCAAATCATCGATGGATAGCATCGATAAGATCAGTAAGTTGTCACGCACGCTAGGTATTAGCGTTGCAGACTTGCGAAAATTAGAGTTTGCGGCTGATCTGTCTGGGTTATCTATTGATACGGTTGCGCGTGCTGTTCGTAACTTGAACCGCGTAATGGTTGACTTCCAAGGCGGCACTGGCGATGCGAAAGACGCTTTTGATGAACTGGGTATCACCAGCGATGACTTAAATGCGGTTATGGGCGACCAGTTTAAGGTGCTGGAACTTCTAGCAGATCGCTTTGAGAATGTGGAAAATAGCGCGGTCAGGTCATCTATCGCACAAGACTTATTCGGCGGTCGCGCGTCTGAAATGCTTCTGGTGTTAGAAGAAGGCGCGGATGGAATTGCGAGAATATCTAACGAGGCGGAACGCTTTGGCTTGGTGATGTCAGCAGAAGCGGCGAAGGGCGTTGAGGACGCTAACGATAGCTTCACGCGTTTGTTTGCGTTGTTTAAGGGCTTGCGCGATAGCGTTGTTTCGTTTCTTGCGCCGGCTATTAAAGCGGCTGTTGAGAAAGCGCAAGAATTTATCGAAGGATTAATGGCTAAAGAAAATGGCGTTAAGAACTTTGCAAAAGAAATCAGCTTATCAATAGTCAATGCAATCCAGACCTTTGCCGAAACTATGGCATTTTTAATCAACATTATTCTAGGCGCGGTAAATGCCATAATCACAGCGATGAATTTCCTGACTGAAGAAATTCTTAAAACATCTATGAGTGAAGAGAAGTTTGCTCACAAGACAATGCTAGCGACAAAAGCATTGAATGATTTACTTGATAAAACCCATACATTGCATCCAGAGGCGCAAGCACTAGTTCACGAATTTGATGAATTAGCGAGGGGTGGGTTCAAAGATGCTAACGCTCTTAAAGATTTGGCTAATAGGGCAAGCAAACTAAGCGATGCCTTTGATGAAAGCAGATTTACCCTTGGCAAAAATGAAAAAGCTATGGCTTCGGTCGCCTATCATTCAAGAGAAATGGCAAGCGCAATTAATACAACATCGGCATCAATAAAAAAACTTCCTTATTTGCCAACAGATTTTGAAATTCAATTTTCTTTCCTTATAGATCAGATTAAAGCCGCCGCAAAAGCTGGTGAAAACTTAGACGATGTAATGACCACCGGCACAGATACTAGTTCTGATTTTGGTGAAAACTTAAAGAAACTTGCTGAAGATGCACGCAACTTCGGTAAGAATATGGAAGATGTTGTTATTCGTGGCATCCAATCGTTTGAGGATGCGCTTGTTAGCGCAGTAACCGGCACAATGAAGTTAAAGGATGCGTTTAAGCAAATGGCGGCATCGATTATCAGCGATATTATTCGGATGACGATACGGATGCAGATTAGCGCACCGATAGCGGAATTTCTTTCTAGCGCGATGCCATTTGGATCAACTGGCGGCACAAGTAAGGCTGGAACAAAAAAAGCTATGGGCGGCTCTGTATCAGCCGGTCAGCCATATATGGTTGGCGAAAAGGGCGCAGAACTCTTTATCCCCGGCGGTTCTGGCACGATTATCCCGAACAACCAGTTAGGCGGTGGTGGCGCAGTTGTGCATCAAACCATTAACATTTCAACTGGCGTATCGCAGACCGTTCGCGCTGAAATAATGAACCTGATGCCGCAGATCGCAGAAGGCACTAAAGCGGCGGTGCTTGACGCTAGACGGCGTGGTGGTACATTTGCATCAGCATTTTCTTGAGGTGACAGATGACCATATCATATCCGCTAACACTTCCAACCGCTTCGGGCATCGCTAGGGTAAATCTTCGCGCTGTTAATGCGGTTGCGATTACAGAAAGCCCATTCACATTTAAGCAACAAGTTGTTCAACACTCTGGTCAGCGTTGGGAAGCAGAAGTCACAATGCCGCCTATGCAACGCGCAGATGCTGAAGAATGGATTTCGTTCTTGCTGTCGCTTAATGGCGTGAAGGGGACTTTTCTGTTGGGCGATCCTAATGCGGCAACGCCACGCGGAACAGCGTCAGCCACGCCGGGAACGCCACTGGTCAACGGTGCTGATCAAACAGGCGAAACGCTAACGATTGACGGATTGCCAACTAGCGAAACAGGTTATCTTAAAGCTGGAGATTATATACAGATAGGCGGTGGCTCTGCCGCGACACTGCACAAGGTTCTGGTCGATGTTGATACGAACGCGCTAGGTCAGTCCACGCTAGATATCTGGCCTTATATCAGAACTGCTCCGGCTGATGACGCAACGGTTGTGGTATCAAGCGCAAAGGGATTGTTTCGACTAAGCACAAATCAAACAGATTGGTCAATTAACGAAGCCGCTTTTTACGGCGTAACTTTTGCGGCTATTGAGGCGATAATATGAGTAGGTCGCTTTCTAGTGGTATTATCAGCGCAATATCATCGGAAGCGATTAAGCCGTTTTTCGCTATTGAATTGCGTTTTGATACGCAGACGCTTTATTTCTGGACAGGTCTTGGAAATATTACAGTTGACGGCATAACCTATGTTGGCACTGGTCAATTTCTAAAGGTTAGCGAAATATCCGAAACCGCAGAAATATCAGCTAAAGGCGCGATGATAACGCTTTCTGGCATACCGTCAGAATTGCTATCGCTTATCTTGTCTGAACCGTATCAGGGAAGACTTGGGATTATTCGCTTCGGATTAATGGACGCCAACCGCAGTTATTTGCTAGACGAAGATGGTAACTATGTTTTGCAGGAAGATAGTTCGCGCATCGATATCACAACTGGCGATCCTAATGATCTGGTCGAAATATTCAAAGGCTATATGGATCAAATGAACATCGAGGAAGGCGCGGAAACTTCGACTGTTGCGCTGTCGATGGAAAGCAAATTAATTGACTTAGAAAGGCCGCGCGTTTTGCGCTATACTGACGCAAATCAAAAATCACGATTTCCCACAGATCGCGGATTTGAGTTCGTTGAAGATTTGCAAGACAAACAATTTAACTGGGGACGGCGTTAATGTTTTATGATTGGGATATTCGGCTTGCTGATTACATCGAAAGCGTTAGGAATAGGCCGTTTGAGTGGGGCAAGTTTGACTGCCTCATTTTTGCTAATGAAGCGGTGCGTGTGCAGACAGGCAAGGGATTTGCTAATGATTGGATGGGGCGATACGATAGCCCACAATCGTGTTATAAGCACGCTCTAGGGCTGTTAAAGGCTAATAGGTGGGATAATATAGTCGAAGCAATAGATACGCGTCTGACGCGCTTAGATTCGCTTATGCCGCATCGTGGAAATATTATCGGTCGTCAGCGTGAAGATATGTCGGTTACTGGGATTTCTTTAGGTGTCGCTGTTTCTGATCAGGTGGCATTTGTTGGGCATAACGGAATTGAATTTTCCGCACCACAAGAGGAAGATATTTTCTGGCTAATCTGATGCGCTATTTTCTCTTATTCTTTTTGATTTTCTATCCCACGGTTGTTTTTGCTGATCCGGTGTCAATCGCTATTGCGGCGGCTACTGCCGCTTCTTCAACTGCGGTTGCATACGTGACAGGCACTTTAGCAATTAGCGCAATGAGTTATTTTGCCTTAAGTTTTGCCGTAACGCTTGGCCTATCTTACATATCATCATCATTACAACCAAAGCCGAAAATGCCAACCTTTTCTGGTCAGCAAGGATATCAGGTCGCCGGTATAGGCGCGGCTCAAGACCACGCGATTATCTATGGGCAAACAAGGGTTGGCGGCGTTGTTGTTTATAAAGAAGCAACAGACAACAACAAATATTTGCATCTTGTTGTTGCGATTGCTGGTCACGAGTGTGAAGAAATCACAAGCGTTTATCTCAATGATGAAATACTAACTCTTGATGGTGACGGAAACGCAACTGCGCCATCTAAGTATGACGGTTATGTGCGTGTTAAGACGCATCTAGGCACTGATACGCAAGA